CCAGAATATAAGAAGTTAAAAGAAGATTATACATTAATGTGGGATATGAAATCAAATGAAGGTTATATTAATGTAGTAGCAATAATGCAGAAGTATTTTGACCAAGCGATAAGTGGTAACTGGTCATACAATCCAGAACACTTTGAAGATAACCAAGTACCAATATCTCAAATGGCACAAGACCTACTAACCACGTATAGATTGGGTTGGAAAACTTCTTATTATCAAAATACATATGACGCTAAAAAAGATATTGACGAACCTGCACACCCAATAGGATTTGTAGATAACGTACCTGAAGATAAATCCAAAGATGCAGAGGGCGCCGATTGTGACGCCTGTGCAATTTAATAGAGTAATAAATAGAATAAAATGGCAAGAACAGTTTTTAATAAATCTAAAGACGTAAACTTTTTAAAGAATCCTATGTTCTTTGGAGAAGACTTAGGATTACAAAGATATGATAGTATGAAATATCCTATCTTTGATAAGTTAACTCAACAGCAACTAGGTTATTTTTGGAGACCAGAAGAAGTTTCTTTACAAAAAGATAGAAACGACTACCAAGAATTAACTAAACAACAAAAGAGTATATTTACATCAAATCTAAAATATCAAACTATGTTAGATAGCGTACAAGGTCGTGGCCCATGTCTAGCATTCTTACCATTTGTATCATTACCTGAACTAGAAGGTTGTATTGTAACATGGGATTTTATGGAAACAATTCACAGTAGAAGTTATACATACATTATTAAGAATTTATATTCAAATCCATCAGATGTTTTTGATACAGTTCTACAAGACGAGAAAATCGAAAAGAGAGCTAATTCAGTTACAAAAGCTTATGATGAGTTAATTGAAATTGGTTATAAGTATCATATAGACAAAACAAAGGTTGATGAGTATGAACTAAAGAAAAAATTATGGAAAGCTTTAATTACTGTTAATGTATTAGAAGGATTGAGATTTTATGTATCATTTGCATGTTCGTTTGCGTTTGGTGAACTAAAACTATTAGAGGGTTCAGCAAAGATTATATCCTTTATCGCTAGAGATGAAAGTCAACACTTGGCTATATCTCAAAAAATAATAAACAACTATAAAGACGTTGAAAAAGATAAAGTAATGGATAGAGTAATTAAAGACACAGAAAAAGAAGTGTATACCATATATGATGACGCTGTACAAGAAGAAAAACGATGGGCAACTTATCTATTCTCTCAAGGATCAATGATTGGATTGTCAGAAAAACTATTACATCAATTTGTAGAATACATGGCGAATAGAAGAATGAGAGCAATTGGATTAACTCCAACATACAATCAAAAAACAAATCCACTACCTTGGGTTGACCATTGGTTAAATAGTAGATCATCACAAAATGCCCCACAAGAAACAGAAATTGAAAGTTATGTTATTGGTGGAATTAAACAAGACGTTACAAAAGATCAATTTAAAAAGTTCAAATTATAATGGAAAAAGTACCAAAACTTTGCACTAACTGCACTACTAACTATACTATAATCTGGGATAAAGAGGAACAAGACCTTGAACCTTTAACTTGTCCATTTTGTGGATATGAAGTAGAGGAGGATTCTGATATTGACATACCTGAAGAAGCCGAAGACGATAGTTGGAATTGATTATAGTTTAAATAGTCCAGCTATTTGTATAACAGATAGTAGTTTTGAATTTGAAAAATGTAGTTTTCATTTCTTAACACGTAAGAAGAAACATATTTGTAACTTTGGTAATAACATATTTGGTTATGAGCATTTAGAATATAATACACCCATAGAGAGATTTTCTCAAATTTCAGATTGGGTCTTTTCAATAATCAATAAAGTTAGTAATCCAAAAGTTTTTATAGAAGGATACTCGTTTGGTTCTAAAGGTCAAGCAGTATTTCAAATTGCCGAGAATTGTGGTATCTTAAAATATAGACTACAATTAGCAGAGATTGAATATAATACTGTTGTACCTAGTGTTGTTAAGAAGTTTGCGACAAGTAAAGGTAATGCTGACAAACAACTTATGTATGATAGTTTCAAAGAATACACAAAAGTTGACTTGATGAAAAAGTTTGATATGGAGAAGTTAAACAATCCGGTAACAGATATCGTAGATAGTTACTATATTGCTAAAGTTGGTTATGAAAATAGTATTAATAACATCTAAATAACTCCGAAGAATCAATAGAACTAAAGTTTGTTCTATCTTTGTTCTTTCTAATCATCAAAAAACCTAGTAAAATAAGGGCAAATTAGACCTTGACTTTATGCTATATCCTGATATTATAATAGTATATGACAACAAAAAATACTATGAAAAACGAAGAACAAAATTTGAATTATAATAACACTAACAAAAAGGATAATACACTATGTCAAAAGTAAAACAATATATAGAAACATCAGTAGAGAACGCTGTTGATAAGATCGTTTTCAAAATGAAAGACGGTCAGATTGATCTAACAACTGCTGTCGCAGAAGTTAAGAAACTTGATAACCTAGAAATGGTAGGTATCACAGAAGACAATGTTGAAGAAGTATTACTTACAGAAAGTAAATCGTAATGAGTATTGAAAACAAGATTGACGCATTTAAAAAAATGATTGATGGTCCTTACCACTTTGGTAAATTTGATAAAGACATACTTACTTTATCTTTTCAAGGTATCGAAGATAGTCAAATCATCAAAAAACTAAAAATTAAATCTTCATATTTTAAACAAAGAAGAAAAACACTATTTAATAGATTTAAGAATGAATATTTAGAAAATGAAAAACAAAAAGAAATCAGAGAAATGAATAGTCTAGTTTGGGGAAAAGCAATATATGATGGGAGAGTAAAATAATGAGTAAAACTTTTAACGTTTGTTATTTAAGAGAATATAGAGACCCTGAGAACGAGGCTGAAACATTTAATCTATACGAAACTATATACAGAAATGTACCTATGAAGTATCTTAATAAATTTTCTAATAAAGATTTAAAAATGAAGATGTTAAAACATTGCGATTGGAACTATAAAGAGACTGCAAAGAATTTTGAAAATGTAACTAATATTGATATAGTTATGGAAAAAGAATATTACACTTCATTTGCAGATGTGTATGGTGATGTAATGAGTAAAGATGAGTATAAGACACAAAAATTACATATGTGGCACGACTATGGTCAGCAGTATGATAGATCAAGTTTAAGAAAAGACTTTAATTCTAAATTAACAAAGAGTAAAGTTTACTCTTATAACGGAAAGAAATGTCACTAATGGATTTAGAACACGGACTTTTGCTAGGATTTATAGGTTGTACGGTAACAATAGTAGGTTTTACTATTGCTTATATGATTGCAATGTATAACCATAAAAAACAAAATAAAAAAGAAGAAACTAACCCTTTAAAAGATTATTTAAAAAGTATGCAAGTAGGTTGGAAAGGTGATGATTGCGAATGAAGTATAACGAAGAAAAAATTATAAAAGAAATAGGCGATTATATTCAATCAACTTATGGTCAACATTATAGTACAACCGAAGACGGTTTTCAAGTACAAGATATGTTAAGACAATTAAATATTGATAAAGATTTCTGCCAAGCAAATGCAATTAAATATTTGTGCAGATATGGTAAGAAAGATGGTAAGAATAGAAAAGATTTATTAAAAGCTGTTCATTATGTAATTTTATTAATGAGTAGTGAAGATAAAGCAGCAAAAGAAAAAGAACTAATAGAAATTGAGGAAAGAAATGGATTCTAAATTGAACAATAAAGTAGATATACTTAAATATGGCGATCTGGATTTACCGGTAACTGATTGTAAAGTTTGTTTTACCAATAAATTTGGAAAAAAATATAATGTTGAATTAACACGTTTAATCCAAGTATTTAATAATAACATATGGGAGAATAGTAAAAGTGTCAAATAAAGATAATAACAAATTACAAGAATCATTTGATGATCTGTATAAGCATACACTTATGTTGGGTTTACAATATAATTGGGAAGTAATTGCTGCTACATTAATTACAATAGGATTAAGATTGTATAAAACAGTACTAAATGATGAGGACTATGAGTCTATGATGAAAACAATAATTAAAAGTATACCAAAAATAGAAAAATTTGAAGATACAACATTACATTAACAAAAAGGATAACTATGATAATAAGACTAGTATTTGAACCCGAGAAAAATGTAAACGTGAACCATGATAAAATGTTTGAATTTTATTCTCAAAACTATCTAAGCGATTTTGATACTGTTTGGGGTGGTAGTATTATGATAGATAACTTTTCTAAAAAACATTATAAACAAGAACCATGCTATCAAAGATACGTTCCAAGTGTTAGAGGTACACAAGAACTTTTTGATAAAATTGTAAAATATATTAAAAAAGCTAAAAATGATGAAGAAGCTGAAATATTAATTGGTGGAGATTATGACGATTCTAAAGGTTATTTTATTTCACCAACAGTAATTTTAACAACAAATCCAAATTACATCACAATGACTGAAGAAATTTTTGGACCTGTTGTTACTATTTTTATTTATCCTGATAAGGAATGGAAAGATATATTAAAGCTAGTTGATAAAACATCTATTTATGCATTAACTGGTGCTTTTATTTCAAAAGATAAAGAGAGCATTGATTATGCTTTAAAACACTTGAGATATAGTGCAGGAAATTTCTATATTAATGATAAACCTTCTGGAGCTGTAGTCGGGCAACAACCCTTTGGAGGCTCTAGAGCATCTGGAACAAATGATAAAGCTGGATCAAAATTAAATTTATTGAGATGGGTTTCTCCTAGGCTAATTAAAGAAAATTTAAGCCCTCCTACTGATTATCCATACCCTTATATGGAATAGGCAGATAAACAATTTTTTTTGTATCAAAAAAAGGGTTTTTAAAATAATTTTTTA